TACGAACCTGAGGAGTAAGAGACCAGGCGGGGGAGAAATCCCTCGCCACCTCTGATGGGTCAGGCATCCTCAATGCACCCACACTTAACCCGCTTCGGCGGGTTTTTGTTTTTATTTTCAACGCGTTTGAAGTTTTAGATGGTGCCGGAATAGAATCAAAAATACTTAAGTA